CCACAAAACTTTGACCGGAGTCTGCGTCCTGCGGCTGAGTTTATTAAAGAGCACAGTGACAAACACAAGACCATGCCTGACAAGGTGCAGATTAGTGCGACCACCGGCATCAAACTGCAACCAGTGCCGGACTTGAACGAAGGACACTTTGACTGGTTCATGACCGAGTTTGAGGGATTTACCAAGCGTCAAGAACTTGAACGTGCTATTCTTAAAAGTGCAGACCTGTTAGAAAAAGGCGAGTTTGAACCAGTTGAAAAACTTATTAAAGATGCTGTACAAATATCACTCACCAAAGACATGGGCACAGATTACTTTGCTGATCCTGCGGCTCGCATTAACCGATACTTCAACTCGGGTGGGCAGGTTTCTACAGGCTGGCCACAATTGGACCGGTTATTGTATGGTGGATTCAGTCGTGGTGAACTAAACATTTTTGCAGGCGGATCTGGTTCCGGCAAGAGCTTGGTTATGATGAACATTGCACTTAACTGGTTACAACAAGGACTGAGTGGTGTGTACATTACACTAGAACTTAGTGAGGAACTTACTAGTTTGCGTACAGATGCAATGCTGACCAACATGTCAACAAAAGACATACGTAAGGACATTGATACAACAGAACTCAAAGTTAAACTGGTTGCTAAAAAATCTGGACAGTATCGTGTTAAAGCATTGCCAGCGCAAAGCAACATCAATGACATCCGCAGTTATATCAAAGAAGTACAAATACAAACAGGGATTAAAGTAGACTTCCTGATGATTGACTACCTGGACTTGTTAATGCCAGTGAGTGCTAAGGTCAGCCCCAACGACTTGTTTGTCAAGGACAAGTATGTGAGTGAAGAACTGCGTAATTTGGCCAAAGAACTTGGAGTGCTGATGGTTACAGCAAGCCAGTTGAATCGTAGTGCTGTGGAAGAAATTGAATTTGACCACAGCCATATTTCAGGTGGTATCAGTAAAATTAACACAGCAGACAATGTGTTTGGTATCTTTACTTCACGTGCTATGAAAGAACGTGGCAAGTATCAGATACAGTGTATGAAGTCTCGAAGCTCGACCGGCGTTGGTCAAAAAATTGATTTGGAGTATAACATTGAAACTATGCGCATTACTGATGAAGGCGGGGACGAAGGAACAGGGTACAACCGTCCCCAAAGTTCACTTATGGACTCAATCAAAGCAAAAAGTCAACTCAAGCCTGCTGATGCTGAAACAACCAGTGGTACATCTACGAAGTGGGAAAAGCCAACAGGAAAACACGCTTGGGATTATCAATCTGGTAGCAAAGAATTAAAACTCGAAGTTACAGAAAAAGTCACAGCAGATGTTCAAAGTGCCAAACTTAAACAACTACTTGGACAGATTAAGCAATCATGATTTCAAGTCATACTGGATTCCAGCCCTTAAAAGAAGTTTGGTTAGGTGATTGTTATCCTGCTGAGTGGTATTGTGATTTTGACAATCAAGCACAAGATCTATTTGGATATATTACTGAGCTTACTAAACAAGATCTTAAAAAATTCGAACAAAAATTACAAGAATTAAGCATTATAGTTCATCGTCCTGTGTTTGACAATAAATCTAAGTTTGTCGACAACGAGGGAAATCTTATTAAGCCTCCTATAACTCCTAGAGACTGGGCAATGACACTAGGGGATACATTATACATTATTCCTCAGTACCAAAATTCCTTTACAGGTTTTGAAGTTAATATGTTAGTAGTAGATGAAAGTAATATTTTTTGTATAGCAGAAAATGATCATGCTTGCCAACAGCTAGAAAGAATGGGCATAACACCTCATATTATTGATTTTAGGTGCCGTGGATTTTGGGATGGCGGATTGCACTGCCTTACAACAGATATACATAGGGAAGGCCCTTGTTCAGACTACTGGCTCGGCCGAGGACCGACTGGAATTTATCGATGATACTATTAGATTTTTATTCCGGAAGTCATGGACATTTTCTTGAATATTTGGTTAATGTTTATATTTTTCGATGTCCCCGCGTCGATAAAATTTTTACAAAGTTAGGCACTAGCCATGGCATTCGTAAGGATGTTGACTACATGGATAGTAGAATAGTTGTTGCAGGGCATTACAGTGAATTTAACATTCCAACTGTTGATCCAGCATCAGTAATTCGACTACAGATTAATACTGATTACGGCAAAACAATATATCAAATAAACGTTGATTGTAGAGCTGGTGACATTCCTGTAGAAAAGAAAAAACAAAACATTCCAAATAATATTCAATTAACCCCGCATTTGTTGCGAAATGATTATTTTAGCAAATTAAAATTTCTAGAATATGGATACAAAATGCCCGGAAATTGGAGATGGTCAGAATCAGCTTGCATTTATGATTTTCCTATGGAAAGTTTATTTGATCTTACTGCACTGTATTCTGAAATGAATAAATTGTCAAATTTTTTAAATCATTCCTGGAATCCTGATGCATCATTGACAACAGTATGGAATGAATTCATAACGGCAAATCACGGAGTACAGGCCTTGAAAAAATGCAAAAATATTCTGGAAATGGGATTAGCTAACAATCCAATGGAGTTTGATTGCACCCCATGGGAACAGGCCATACTTAATTTAATGGCACAGCAATCTGTTGGGTGCCTATTAGATGAAACTAGTTTCCCTACAAATACTCAAGAAATTTACCAAACTATAAACCGATATATAGAAACATTCGACAACCAATTTTGACGCTAATAATCTTTTTTTACAATAAATAATAAAAAGGGCCTACCCCAAATGCAAAAGAAAACTCGTAGTTTATTAGAAGAATTAGACAGCATGTATGTGGAGCGCGACTCCCGCTATGTTATCGAAAATCGTGCTGGTAACATCATTGCCAGTGCTATACGCCTGCTAGAGCAGATTGACTCCAGTTACGAGCCTGAGGCAGCTAAAAATTTGCAACGCAAGTTGATCAATGCCATCAACCTGCGCGACCCCGGCAAATTTACAAGAACTGTGAGAAAAACTGATGCAAATTCATGAGTTAAATCGTTCACGTCGCACAGACGAAGGCGTTTGGGATGTGGTAAAAGGCGTTGGCAATGTGGCCAAAACTGCTCTTGCTCAAGCTGTATCTCCTGGAGTAGGAACAACGCAAGACTTCAGAGCATCAAGTGCAGGTATCCTTAAGCCGGCAGAAAAATTAGCCGCTGTGAAGAAAAATTCACAAATGGTCAAACTGGCAACACAGTATGCTGATGAATGGTTAACAGATCCAGCATCACAAGCGCCTGCGACAGTCCCGGCACAAACACCTGCACCAGCACAAACACCTGCGGCCGCCACCAAATTAACTCCTCAACAAATTGCTGCCAAGAAAAAAGAATTGCAAGGTAAACGTGCCGCTGGCAAAACAACTGCCACCCAGACCGGCTCGGGATTCAAAGACTACGTTGGCGGAAGTCAAAACAAGTTAATTACCAATCCAGATGGTAGTACTTCGATGAAGAAACTACAGCGTGAATCAAACTATTATAATTTTGATTACATCTTAGAAAGTATTATTAACATCAACGAAAAAGCCGCAGTGGCCAATCAACCTGTTACCAAACCCGCACCCGCACCTACCACTGTCAATGCTCAGGGATTTAATTACGACAACGTGATGAAGATGCCTGGCATGGAAAAATATGCCACACCAGCGGCTGGTGCACAATCTGCTACCAAACCCGCACCTGCCACTGTCAATGCTCAGGGATTCAATTACGACAACGTGATGAAGATGCCGGGTATGGAAAAATATGCCACACCGCCTGCAGGTCAGCCAAAACCAGGGCAACCCGATACTGATGCACAACCACCTGCCGGTCAACCAAAGCCAGCACAACCACCTGCCGGACAAGCACAACCACCTGCCGGTCAACCAAAGCCAGCACAACCACCTGCCGGACAAGCACAACCACCTGCCGGACAAGCACAACCACCTGCCGGACAAGCACAACCACCTGCCGGACAAGCACAACCACCTGCCAATCCAGATTATGAGAAAAACTTCTTAGAGTTTGCCAATAAAAAAGTTGCCATGCGCGATTCGGCCACGTACAAAATGCTTGGATTAACAGACGCTGAAGGATCTGAATTAGGACCACAGCTAGATGCAGCCAAACAAGAAGTTATCGGTGCCCAGGGCAATCCTGCAAAAACTAAAGAAGCAGTTAAAAATTATATTTTAACTGCCCTGGCTGCACTACAACTGGTAACATCACAAAATACTGTGAAGGCCGCATCACCCGAAGCGCCTGCATATGGACAGCAACCAACACCGGCTGGGCAACCCGCAGGGCAACCCGGAGCAGCCGCTGGCACTGCACCGGCCACAGGTCAATTGACAGGACCCAGTGCAGTGAAATTGTTAAACGATGCCGGGTTGACTGCTCAAATTTTAACCACAGCCGGGAAAAAAATTCAGGGCTCCACCGGCAACAAAAAACTATCTACCTCAGGTGATTCAGTAATTGACACCATGCTACAAGGTATGGGATACACTGTATGATATTAAAAGAAGGCGGCAATGTTTTTAAAGACGCAAGTGGCCGTATACTAACACAGCGCATTAACCAAGCGGATGTTAATCCCACCTTGGCCTGGCTTGACCTAATGTTGCCAGGGCTGGATTTGCAAAACAACACCTTGGGATCTACAGGTAGAAAACCCACGTCGGGCGATTTGGATTTGGCAGTGGATGCCAATCAAGTCAGCAAAGAACAGTTGGTTGCACGACTGACACAGTGGTGTCAAAGCCACGGATTCAAACCAGAAGACTATATCAAAAAGTCTGGTATCAGTGTACACTTTAAAACTCCAATTACGGGCAATCCCAATTCTGGATATGTGCAAACAGACTTTATGTTCTTGACCAATGTGCCGTTTTCTAAGTTTGTATTGAGTGCGGCACCTGACAGCGAGTACAGTGGATCAGCACGTAATGTACTAATGAACAGTATTGCCAAAAGCATGGGCTACAAGTTGAATCAGAACTCAGGCATTGCTGACCGTGCCACCAACAAAGTCATCAGTGATGATCCAGATAAGATTGCCAAGCTGTTGTTGAATAAACAAGCCACCAGCAAAGACCTACACAGTGTAGAAACCATTGTGGCCGCACTGGAAGGCGACGCCAAACGTGATGCTAAACTGGCAGATGCACGTGAACACTTTGCTAAAATTGGCGTGCCTTTTATGGAAAGTGAAGAACCCTTATACAAAGAATACAACGAAGTGAACTTCCTGAGCCGACTGCGTGATCGCATTGTGAATCAAGGTATGGCAGTGATTGTGGAAGGTGCCAAAGATGCACGGATCGAACACCTGGAAGATCTAGTGTTTGAAAAAGGCACACGTGGTATTCGTGATGCAGTTGAGATTATGCGTCATGCTGCCGAAGACACACGTGGTACAACCACAGTCAAATGGGACGGCAAGCCTGCGATCATATTTGGCCGCAAGCCCGATGGCACATTTGTGCTCACAGACAAAAGCGGATTTGGTGCCAAAGGTTATGACGGCCTAGCAACATCACCAGATCATATTGCTAGAATGATGGCCATGCGGTCGGGTGACCGTACAGAGCTGATTGGGCTTTATCAAAAGTTATTCCCATTGTTACGTGCAGCCACCCCAGATTCTATGCGTGGATTTGTACAGGGCGATTTACTGTACACCAACACACCGCCAGAAGTTGCTGGCGCCTATGTGTTCCGTCCAAACTTTGTTGAATACAAGATACCTGCCAGCAGTAAGCTGGGACAACGCATTGGTCGCAGTGAAGTGGGTGTTGCTGTCCACACACGTTATCGTGATGTTGATGCCGCACCTGAAGCAATCAAGCAGGTCACACTCAACGAAGTTCCTGGCCTGTTGTTGATTGAGCCCAGCGTCAAAGACATTCGCAATGTTGAATTAAATGCTCAATTGGTCAAACAACTGAGTCAAATTATATCTACACAAGGCTCTGCCATTGACAGTTTGTTCAATCCTGCTGATCTACGTGCTGCCGGCATTACTGATTTGCCACAGTTGTGCAAACGCTATATCAATTCTAGAATCACCAGCAACTACGATAATTTGCTACACGGATTTGGAGACTGGCTAAAAACCAATGTAACGCCACGCAAGTTCAACAACATTGTGGAATACCTGCAAAGTCCACGCACAAACATGTCAGGTATCACTGCGGCATTCACTGCATTTTTGTTGTTGCATGATATCAAAACAGACATGTTGGCACAGCTAGATCGTCAACAGCCCGGGCAAGAAGGCTGGGTGTTGGCCACCCCTGCAGGCCGTGCTAAACTGGTAAATCGCTTTGGATTCAGTGCCGGAAATCGTGCTCTAAACAACCCAGATCAAACAGCCTAATCAGAGTTTTTTTCCTAACGGCATAAATAATTGCAGGTCCAAAGCGACCATATACTAAGGAGATTTAAAATGGCTTATATTACACAAGTAAACGGCAACTTTCAACCAGTTGTCAACATGGATGCTGGTACAACACCTTCGTCACCTGGCGCAGGCTGGAACAGTGGTGCTAACACAGTAACCAGTGGTGCAACAGTTAACGTTGCAGGTCCTAAGTTAGACTTCGGTACAGTTACTTTCACTGGTAACGCTACTGTAAGTGCTACTTCATTGGGCATTGCATTCTTGACTATTCAAACTAAATGCACAATCGCTATGTATGAATTCACAACAGTGGGTTCTAACCAAGCTACATTGGCTTTGGCCACATACCCAACTGGTGCATGGAACTACGCTAACGGTGAAGATCTAGATGTTGCATTGACTGCTTCACTAGGCTACGCTGTTACTACAGCCGCTACAGCAACATTCACAAACTAATCTAAATAGTTTTTGACGCAAAAACCCTGGAATAAAACCCAGGGTTTTCTTTTGACGTTAAATACTCG